ACGCCGTTGCTGTCAATTTCGTAGCGTTTTACATAGCCACCCGCTGCTTGGTTAGAAGTCCAGAAAGAACAGAATCCATCTCGGTTTGAAGCATTCTCAATACCTGCGCGAATCTGTAAACCACCAATTGTGGTTGCGCCAATTCCAGTTTTAGCTCCTGCAAATATTGAGGAATAGTTTCCAATTACTGGAGACGATTCATTCCAATTGATAACTATACCTTCATTTCCAACTAAAAAACGAGCGTTGGATTTACCAATATCTGTACTAGGCCAAGCGGTTGTTCCAATTTGAGTTTGAGTTGTCGCACCAATCTGGACAGCCGTACTTCCAGTAACAACCTTCAGCCGATCAGTCGCCACCGTCAGATCGCCGGTGATGGTGGCGGAGGCGAGGGTGGCGGATGGCGAACAAGCGAGGATGTTGTTGATCGAAATGCGCTTGGTCGTACCGGATGCTGCCATCGACGTATCAGAAACGTCGACAATCGGCATCATGTCGTTTGCGGGATCGGCAGCAGTCAGTGCCGTCAGGGCTGTGATCTTAGTGTCTGGCATGGGTCAGTTGGATTGAATTTGAAGTTTGAAATTGTCCTCCTGAAGAACAAAGTCGTTGTTCTCCAAGTCAAGATGGTCGGCAGTTCCGAACGTAATAACGAGTTTTCCGCTGCCGTCTTCTTGCAGCACAAAGAAGTCGTCCTCTTGCAAAACATCACGGCGAAGCACCGGCGCGTCAGTGCCACCGGCTTGACCGGCGAACAACCGATTGAGTGCTATGCCGAGTGAAATCATTAGGCGCGAGCGTTAAACGCCACCACAGAGCCGCTGGAGATCTGGAAGCCGGTGATGTTTCCAACCAGCGGGGTTCCAGCGGGAATCGTCTTGGAGGTCCAAGTTCCGGCAATGCGGTATCCAGTGATCGACGTGAACACCGTCGGCTCAATCGGGATCAAGCCAGACCAAGCGCCGGTCTGCGCTGCGGTAGTGGTGAACAGCTCGAAGCCTTCTCGGCCCATGCTGTACTCGGTTGAAATGTCTGCTTGAACGGCCATTGTGTTTGATCGGTAGAGGGGGCCCCGGCCGTATTACCGAGGCCCCCGGGTTGTTGTTATCCTTTGCGAACTTTCGGTGCCAGGGCTCCCTGTATCCACAGGATGAGCTTGCCTCCTTCGGGAACGGTCGCGGTGTTGAAGCCGTCGCGCTGGAGAGACGCGTCGACTTCGGGACCAGAAACGAGCTTGGTTTTGCCGTTCTTGTCCACCGAGATGGTTGTGGCGATTCTCATGGGTCAGCCTTAGGCGGTGACGAGAACCTCGGCCTGCGTGGTGTCCGCGGCAGCGGCGCCGAACATGATGTCGTAGGACGCCATGTGGCTGCGGCTCGCCCGGCTGTACCAGACCGACAACAAGCAGCTCAGGCCGTTGTTGGTGGTCACCGTGCGCTGCTCGATGAACTCGCCGGCGATCATTCCGACCGGGAGACCGGCGGCGATGGCGATGGAATCAGGGCCGCACACAAAACCAACGGCGTTGGTCTCGGCCGAGGTCCAGCGGTTGTTCTCGGCGATCACGTCGAAACCGAATCGGCCGTTGTTCAGGGGACCATAGCGGCTGTCGGGCATGGCAACGGTGCCGGCGGAGGCGGTGCTCAGGCCGGAGAACTGGATGCGAGCCAGGTGGCCACCGTCCAGAATGAGGTTCTTGCTGCGGTAGTTTTTCGCCAGAGCGAGGATCGCAGGAAGGTCCGAGCTGTCAAAGTTGGCGGCCGTGCCGATAGCAGTGGCGGCGCCGTAGTTGCCGGAGACCATCAGAGCGGTCAGCACGTCGCTGATGCCGTAGGCGAACAGGTCGGCAGAGCCAGCGGCCAGGTCGGCCAGGCTGAAGCCCTGGTTAAGCTCCTGCTGGGTGACGGTGAAGTTCTTCGAGATCTGGTTCACGGTCACCGAGGTGGCCGCCAGCGTGCTGTCGTTGTTGGTCTCCCAGGAGGTCGGGTTGGTCTGGGCCGCGGTGCCGGTGGTGTACTTCTTCACCTGCACGGTCGCGCGCGGGCGGAGGTTGTCCAGGCCGACGTTGCGGCTGAACGCGGAGACCAGCGCCAAGCGGTTCGCAGCAACGGTGATCACGGCGTCCGCGAGGTAATCAACCACGAGGCCTGAGGCGAACGTGTTGGCGTTCTGCGGAGCGTGAATGGCGCTCTGGCGCAACAGCTCGCTATGGTTGGAGATCAACCAGGAGCGGCGGTCGGCACCGGCCTGCATCTTCTTGTGAGCCTCAAGCAACGGGTTGCCGAGGTTCTCGATGCGAACCGGGGCGATGGGCTCCGGAGCCGGGGCGGCGGTGGGGGCCTTGGCGCTGATGGCAGCGGCAACGGCCTTGGCGACGATGGCGTCGATGTCGAGGGCGGTCGGCGCACTAGGAGCGGCCGCCACCACGGTGTTGGATTCAGTCATGTTGTGTGGTGTCTGCTGTGATGTCGGCGCGGTTGTCGCGCCATCTTCGGAGGCGGAAGTGCCTGCCGTAGAAAGTGTATCGTCCGGAGATTCATCCGGTGTTTCGCCTTCCTCGATTTCGAGCTGGGCATAGAGGGCCTTGAACCAGTCACGGCCGGCGGCGCCTCCCCAAAGGTTGGCTGCCACGTCGGCCGGTGTGTTGGGCTCGGCTTCGAGGAAGCGCTCGTTGCGTCCCCACCAGGCGTTGGCTGTGCGGATCTTGTCCTCGGTGGGCGCCTCACCGGCCACCAGGGCCTCGGCGTCCAGGACGGTCTGCTTCTCAAGGCCATCACCGGCGAGACCTTCGGCATACTGCTCAAGGCCGCGGCGGAGGTTGTTTCGGACGGTCTCCGGAGCGGTCTTGGTGACGGCCCGAGGATGCCAGCAGGCTGCCATGGCGAGCTGCTCGGTCGAGCGTTGAGCCAGTCCAAACTGGATGGCTTCCTGGGCGGTAAACCAAGTTTCGGCCTTCATGGCTGCCCGGATCTGCGAAGTCGGTTTTCCGGTGGCCTTGGCGTAGATCGAAGCTAGAACCTCGGCGTGTTGGTCCAAGGCGTCGGCCATCTTCCGCATATCCTCCGAGGTGCCTGCCACCATTCCGGAGGGGTCGTGAATCATGAACAGAGACGCTTCGGCCATCTCAACCGTATCGCCGGCCAGGGCGATGATTGAAGCAATCGAGGCCGCGATGCCGACCACCCGGGTGGTGACGGGCGCCTGACGGCCTCGGAGCATATTGTAGATCGACAAACCATCCCAGACGTTGCCGCCGGGGCTGTTGATCTCGACCACAAGGGGGCCTTGGCCGACGTCCTGCAGGGTTTGGCTGAAGGCCTTGGCCGACACACCGGATCCGCCGAACCAGTCCTCACCGATTTGGTCGAAGATCTGGATGGTGGCGGGCTCCATGGCCGAGGCCCGCGGCTGGTAGGAAAGCCAGTTGGTTACTTTAGTCATTCGGTTTTCTTGGCCCTAGGTTTGCGTTTCTTCGGGCCTGCCACGGCAACAACCTCTTGGATGGGCTCGGCCGGGATTTGTTCAGGCATAGTGCCCGACGGGTTTTCCTGAATGGCCATGTCGGCAGGCTCGGGCGCGATAGGCTGCTTCTGGGCGGTCGAGATTTGCGAGACGTCGATGCCGTACTTTCCGGCCAGGTCTTGAATGTATTTGGCCTGTTGAGCCTTCGACTCCAAGGCGGAGCGCCAGTCGATACCGCGGGCGCCATAGATCTCGTCGAAGGTGGTTACACCGGCTTCGAGCTCTGCCAGTTGGGCCGCGGAATTACGGCCGACGTCGACATTCGGAGCCCGCGGCGCCTGGATGGAGACTTCGTACCAGTCGTCGGGAGAGTCGCGCAGGCTGGGATCCACCCGGATGGCGTACTCCATGACGTATTCCCAGATACGGCGGGCGGCCGATGCCATCACCTGGTGGCGGCTCCGGAACCACACCGACGACATATCGAGGGCGCCGCGGTACACGGTCCCCTGCATTCCCTCGGGGAATACCAGGATGTACGGGATGCCGACGCCGGCGCACACCTTCTCGGTCAGGTTGCGCCAGTATTCGCGCATGTTGACGTTGGGGCGGTCGGCTTGGAACTGCTCGAATTCGTCGCCGGACTTCAGCACCTTCACCGAGGAACCAAACACGTTTTCGTAGTAGTTCTGTGCGGTGCCTTGAGAACCGGCCACACCGGAGCGCAGGCTTGTGGCCTGGACCTCCCCGGAGCTGGTCTTGATCACCTGGGCCACGCTGGAGGCGAGCTTGCAGGATTCCATCTCCAGCTTTTGGAGATCGTCCAGGTCGTGAAGGTCGTTGATCACACAAGCCACGAACGGCAGGCCGCGGAGCTGGCCGGCACGCTGGGCTTCGTAGATGTGAATGATCGAGTCGGATGAGATCGACCGGACGTCGGCGAGCTGTCCCTGTTGTTGCTCCTGGCCGACGAAGTAACTGAGAGCCCGACCGGTGCGAGTATCGAACCGCACACCGTCGAAGATCTCCGGTTGATTCTCCTGCCCGGTAGGGGTGGAAACCTGCTGCGGCTCGATGAGCTGCAGGCGGGGCCGGCCGGTTTCGCCCTTAGTGAGTAGGATGAAAGATTCGCCGTCGTAGAACCAACCGCGGGCGGCCAATGACATCAGGGTGCCGAAAGACTGCCGGGATCCGATGTCAGGATATCTGCACCAGATATCCCACCATTTCTTGGCCTTGAGATTCCATTCCGGATCCGAGGAAGCCGGCTGCACGCTGAAGTTGCTGCCGACCGTGTAGTTCTCGAACAGGTCACCCAAGCGGTTCATCACCGCGTTATTCTGCTCGAAGAACCGGGACTTTCGGACGATCTGCTGCCGGGTCGAGCTGGTGACATCGAACCTCACCGAGGTGTACGATGTGTCGAGGAAGGATCGGCGAATCGAGTTCGAGGCGCCCTCGTAACGGTCGACGGGTGCCGAACGGAACTTAGCTAGGATGGTGTCGAGGAAACCCATTAGGACATCCCCACCCGGTAGCTCGCCTCCCGGCGAAAGTTCGAGAAGTCGCCGCCGTAAGACGTGGCAGCCACGAGCACCACGGCCATCATCTTGTTGTAAATCTGGGTGTCGGTGGGGCTGGCAATGCCGTCCTGGCCGAGGTAGTAAACAGCCAGCTCGTAGTCCCCGATTAGATTTTCCCACATCTCGACCATCTCGGACGGGGTGGGGGCGCCTTTGCCGGGCTCGGCAAACTCGACGGACACATCTGACGATGAGGTCGACCGGACAACCTGGCCGGATTCGATCACCGACGATGCCGCCACGGACTTGGCCGACAAGGCAGCCAACAGGGTCACGCCACCGAGCGTCGAGTAGACAGCTCGGAGGTAGCTCCTTTTGATGGCCACCGTGAATGTGAACATTCCGGCGGAGACCCTGCAGGTGTTTGGCCTGCCTTCAACCAGTTAGTAAAATTATTGGTCGGGTGTAGAAACAAGGTCGTTCCACAGCATCACCATGGCGAGCTGCATGATTTCGCAGTCGTGAAGGTGATCCGGCCATTTCTGGTTGCGCTTCACCCAGACGTGTTTGATCCGGCCGGCACGATTTGCCTGTGGTCGGAGGACGTGTGAGTCGAGGTGACGCCAGTAAAGGTCAGGATCCGCCACGTAAGCACCTTCGGCCTGGACGTTGGGCGGTTGCTGGTGGACGCCCCATTCTCGGTCGATGTCGCCCTTTCTTAGCCTTGAGAGCATATCGCGAAGGTGCTCGGTGTCGAACACTAGGAGCGGCTGCACCACATCAGTCCGCATCGATGATGATGTCGACAGGCCGAACGGGTGGACGGCGCCGGAAGCTGTCGTGAACCGGGCGCCGGTCTCGCGGCCTTTAAGAGGCATCCAGCCGATCACCATGGGCTTTCTTAGGCCTCCTTCGGGTGGGTAGCGTAGGCCACAAGGGAACGTGATTGGGTTGGATGTCACCGAGGAATAGGCGGCGCAGGCGTCGTAAACCGTCTGCGTGTTGAAACCGGAGTCGATGCCCACATCCATGTCGTGAACATTGAGGGCCACCTGCACCCGGCGGAGGGCTGCGAAGTCGTCGGCATGGCCCGCGGCGATCAATGTCGAGTTGCCGTCCTTCCATTCGCGGCATACCCACCACAGGAACGGCGCCACGGCCTGGACGTCTGCGGTCAGGTAGCGGCGTCCCCCATCGAGTGTCACTGTGGCGGATGTCTCGGGTCGTTCCTGTTGGATGTCCTGTTGTTCCCAGGGCTCGGCCAAGTTGCCGTTGATGAAGCCCTGGAGGCCGGCCATCGAGGATTTGGCTTCGAGGAAGGCCACGGCCAGGTGGCCCCAGGTGCATTTGCGATCCGGGCTGTAGAGGCTGCTTAGATGGTAGGACCGAACACCGGGCATGGCGTTGGGATTCTCTGGGCGCCATTGTCCATGGCGGAGGGCTGCCACCTTGTGGGCATCGGTGATCTTACCGAGGCAGAGCTGGCAGACGTAGTGGGCGGAGGCCCGAACCTTGGCTAGATCGTGTTTGCCGTCGTCGGTCTTGGCGTCGTCCCAGGTCACCTGGCGCCATTCGAGTTTGATCAGCTCCCGGCAGTGTGGGCAGGGCAGGTAGTACCGGCGCTGGTCGCCACGGAGGAACCGTTGCCATATACGGCCTTCGACCACGGTGGGCGTCGAGGTCATGAAGGCCTTGGAACTGCTGAAGCTCTTGAGGCGCTGTTCAGCCAGGTCTAGTGCATCGGCTTCCTTGCTGGTGGCCTCGGCGAACTTGTCCACCTCGTCGGCGATCAGCACCCGTACCGGACGAGAGGCAAGGTTTGCCGGGCTGTTGGATCCGACAAACGTCAGGGTCGACCGGGTAAAGTTCTGCTCCAGGTTGGTGATCTTGTCGGCCTCGGCGGGAAAGCATTCCAACATGGTCGGACTGTCCTCCAGCATTGGCAGCCAGCGGGACTTAGAGAAGGATCGGGCAAGATTCTCGGAAGGCATCAGCCACAAGGCCGGGCTGGGCTCGTTGGCGATCAGCCAGGCCAGGCCGGCCATGAGGGTGGTCGTCTTCGATGTCTGTGACCCCCAGCACAGTGTCACCTCGGAGACCGATGGGTTCTTCCAGTCTTCCATCGGCTCCCGGGTGTATGGTCTGACCGACGTGGAAAACGGCCCCGGGTGCTCGGTCTGGCGTTGGGTAAGCCGGAGGTTGGCCTCGGACCATTCGACCACCGTCTGCTGCGGGGTGGGCCGGTAGAGGTTGCGGCGGTAGTCCAGAAGGGAGCGCTGAAGGTCGGTCAGGATTTCCATGGGTCGGTGTTGTGTAGTGTCTTGAGGCAGACCTCCTGCACCCATCTGGTCAATTCACGCTCGGCGTGCTCGGGGTCGTGCGGTGCTATCCGGCCGGAGAGCTGTTTGGGCATCGCCTTCAGCAGCGAGGCCACCGCCCCATCGTGCTCCTGCATCACCTTACGCACCCAGTCTCCGGAGACCAGTCGCCTCTCCTTCTCTGCCTGGGCGATCACCTCGTCACGGGCCGACGTAAGGTTCTTGGCGGCCGCGGCATGGATGGCAACCAAGCGCCCAGCATCGGCCCGGCCGCCCCGGAGGGCGTCGACAGCTAGGTCGTAGGCTGCACGCTCGATTTGCCGTTGGCGCTCGTAGGCGCCTTCTGGCGAGTCGGTAGCGGCTGTGGCTGTGTCGATAGGGTTTGATGCTTCAGCAGGCCTGTATGGGCCTTCCTGTTCGATTGCGGTGGTGTCTTGTTGTGGCGGTAAATCCTTGGTGAAGTCGGATCGCCGCCGGACGTTCTTCTGGCGCCAGGTGTCGGCTGCTTCCATGGAGTCCATGGGCATCCCCTTTTTGACCAGATAATTGACGTAACCGTGGGTGATGCCGGCGTGCTCGGCGTAGGCTCTCTGGGTCATGGCTTCAAAGCGTTGAGGATTTCTGGAGGCAGCATCGAGTTGGGAACGGTGGCGGCGTATTGCAAAGCCCGGAAAACACCGTCACGCCGGCTGTCCTGAGCATTTGGAACGCAATATCCGGCCAGTTGCTCGGGTGGTGTTCCGCGTTTCATTAGGCGGATAAACCAGGCCACATTTGCCACGCCATATTGATCAACAAGAAATGAAATGTGATTCGGTTGCATTACTATTGTTTTTAGTGGTTACTCACACAGAATCATAGGGGTCTCGCGTTCACC